TGGTATATTATTGTATACTCAGGCCTACCGATTGATCAAAAGTTAAACGCATATTGCTTGATCGATCTGTTCCTACTAGGACAAGTGTTAGTTCTATAATATATCCTGCGGGATATTCAATAAGATTTATCTGTGTAGGAGTTACCCTAGGATCATAGTTACATATGTCAACTATATCCTTGTTTAACGAGTCTTTTAACTCTTGTGTAAATGGTTCCATTAATAAATCCCAAATAATAGTACCAAAATTAGGATTCATTAATCGTTCGCCTCGTCTAGTATTGAAATGATTGATAATATCTTGCTTGATTAATTCAAAATCATATAATCTAGAATTTGATGTTGATGGATCTAGACTACTAAAACCTTTATAGAAGTGACTGGTTTTAGCAGGTTGTTCGTAAACTGCAGCAGCATTGGTAATTTCTATTGACTTGTATGGCATAATGGTATTTATTAACCTCCAGAAATAGGTTTTCCGCTACTATCGGTTACCTTACCTCGAGCAGCCGCAGATCCGGTAGCAGAGGTAGTAGAATTGTTAAGTTGTCCTAGGAAACAATGATAGAATCCTAATTTAGTGGCATGAATATTAGGAACATTAAAGCCTACAGCTCTAGCTGCTGCTTCAAAATAACCAGCATCGGTTTGAGCGACCTTGACTCTATCTAAGAAATATACTACACTAGCTGCGGCTGCTATATTAAGATCGGCCAACAATTCAGGTTTATCCACCAACGCAGTAGGCGAGGTAACTATTCCCTTGGTATATAACATATTACTATATCTTGCGTAGTTTGCCCTACCAGTAAGTTGTATAAATCCTCTACCAATAAATTTAGCACCATCACCGGCCTGTGTATTTCCTAAACCTTGTCCTTTGGCTGTTTGCGATCCATATAAGAATTCTGGAAGTTTATTTCCAGGATTTCCTACATAACTTTGTGCCAGGGCAGTATCGCCTTTAAACGAAGTAGGAAATACTTCTAATAGTCTGCCGGCCGATGAATAATTAAAACTTTCAGTAACACAAGTCCAGCGACTCTCACCGCCGGCAATTCCTAATATACTGGCCACAGCATAAGGACTTGTCAATCCTAATTTTGCACAAGCGGCTTTCAGAGCAGTGATACCAGGTTGACTTGCTGCAGCATTTATATCCTTAGAAAAATTAGTAGAACAAGTGCCCGGTACCACTTCGGGCGAATTGGCAGATTGCTGTATTCCTGCATTAGGACTTGGTGGTACTCCGGCAGCAACACGAGAGCTCGGAGGAGCAGCAGGTGTGAATCCGCCGACTTTGTATCCATTAGCAGCCGATGGCGGTACCCCAGATGCCGGAACAGCAGGAGTATCTGCCAGGGTAACATCTGTTGCTGCTGCGCTGAATTTTTCTGGATTAATATTTTCGTGTTGATCCCAAGGCTCGTGTGTTGGTACACGATTCATGATTGATTTTATTTCATCACTCTTGTATTTGTTTTCCTTGGCCCATGGGTTTTTATCCGGTACTAGCGGATCTCTATTAGGTAATGTAAAGACTGATAATAACGGAGGAGTCTCAGGAGGACTTGCCGATGTTGGAGCCGAAGCAGCTGGACCATTTAAATGTATGAGCGAAGCAACCATTACGATATTTCCGTTGGTGTCTACACTGAAATCTCCGCCGGTGCCTATCTTGAACGATTGTCCAGACGTAACATTTAAATCATTATTAGCAGTAACCAAGATATCTTTTGCCGAGGACATATGGGTATCTTGTCCTGATATTATTTTAAGATTTTGTCCTACACTGAGATGAGCATCATTCTTGATAGCTATTTTACTATAATCATCAACTACTAGATAGTAATATCCGGTAACATTGGTTTCCATATTTTTTATTGCACGCATATTAATATTTCTGCCTGCTTCTATATTAATATCTCTATCTGCTCTAAAATTAAAATCTGCTTTTGAATGGATGCTGACACTGTCTGTGGCAAATATATCTAACTTGCCTGCGCTAGACATCTCTATCCATGCTGTACCGGCAGCATTGGCGATATAGATTAAATCATGGCTGTTATGAAGTAATATTTGATGTCCTGTTCTTGTGCGTATTCTTACCAGTTCGTTCTGCCCTGTAATATCACCATCGTCCATGACAAAGGTACTGCCACCGAGCCGACTTATTGGTGCCATGATATCGCCTTCGCCCGGTTCGGCATTTTTTTCGTAACCAATTTTTTTCCTTGGGCCATTTAAATCTAATGGTCCAGGTGTGCTTATTCCAAATACAGCACTAGGAGTTTCTCGTCTAGCACCACTGGTAGTAATTCCTCTTACTGTATCTAATAATAATCCCTGTGCTAATAATCTTTCAGCAAATGGGTGTACTGGTTTTTTATTCTTATCGATGTCAGGATTGCCAGGATTGTTTACAGCTTTTAAAAATTCAGCAGCCGGAAGATTTGTTGTACCATATCTTTCAATTTGTTCCGGCGTCATTGATGTACTTTTAGTGGCCGCAATGCCGGGCACCATGTGATTTTGGAATGTGTCCTGAACACAGCCGATCCAATATCCTTGATTGGGGTCTCCATCGAGGAATATAACCATAACAACGCAGCCAATGTCAGGTGGAATCATCCACATTCCATAGCTCTTCTGAACATCGCTAAAATTACTGCTGTTATTACCTTCGTATCTTACAGATGTAGCACCGTAGAAAGGTGTTAGATATCTAACAACATAAGTTTCCGATTGATGTTCAATAGGACTTTGTAAAGATTTTATTAAAGAAACTTCAAGTGATCCCATATAGGTAGGATCTAGGTGACTTCTTATCTCAGCAAGGAAAGGGCCCGGACTTGGTAAGGGGCTCTTTGATCTTGTTTCATATGGCATTCTATGTTACCTCAACATTATTTTATCTAGTGGACTTAAATTCTTTGTGATGCTTCCAAATTTGGAAACTACAGAATTGGTTACGTTATTACCCACACCAAATTTATCATTTATTTTATTTAGATCGGCCTCGACTGAACTTACTGCTCCCGTAACTGCTGACAATTGAGATCTTACATTTAAGAATTTATTACCTATGATAGCAGCACTTAGCACGTTAGGTTGTAGTAGTGGACTAAACGGATTGGCCATATAGGCCGGGGTAGAATTAATTACAGATTGTGCTACATCCGCCGGCAATTGATTTTGTGAAACATCTGCGATATTATTTGTTCCATATGATCTTGCCACAGCAGACGGACCGCCTTTTGCTGCTACTTGATCTATATAACCTGTATCGGGCCTTGGGTCCGGAGCAATATAATAAGGTGGAGTGGGAGGTAATTTAGCAATTCCGTCAAGAGTCAACGAATTAAAATTTACACCTTGTGCCCTTGCTACTGCTATTTTGGTATCGGCTGGTAATTTTGATACTATGGCATTTAATTGATCAAGCATTTTAGATTTTAATGAATTTGAAAGACCGGAAAGTTGAACAGGATTGATTCCAAATTGTAATCCAACTGCCAATAGATCATTTGCTGTTCCTCGAGTGACTGCTAGTGCCGAGGAACCAATATTGTTTACTAAATCAGCAGAACGAGTTCCTATATTTCTCACGTCTGCTAAAGCAGATGCTCCGATGTTATTCACCGAGGCAACATAACTTGACGCAAGATTGTTTACTGTCAAGCTGGCATTATTTAGAGCTGCGTTAACATTATTTACTGTTACAGCAGACGTAACATTTAAAATTGAATTGTTTAATGCTGCGGCAGAATTTGGCCCCAGGCTGGCCACTGCCGATAATGTAGGTAATCCAACATTTGATGCTGCTGCGCTTATAGACTCTACATTGGAAGGCAAGGAAGCTGCTTGAGATCTAATATCCTGTGCTGTGACATTATTACCACTTCTAATGATATCTGTAACAGGAGTTGCCGGTGTATAAGAAACCGTTGCTCCTACACCTATACCAGATCCAGGAACAGAAACCTGATTTATTATATTATTAGATCTTTCTACTATTTGACTGTTTACACTACCGCCAGCATTGCTGACTCCAAAAGAATCACCTAACGTGTTTGACGACTGATATACTAATGCTTCGGAACTTAGTGTTTGTTCTTGTAATGCCGCAACGGCACTGGCTTGTAATGGAATTCCTTGAGCAGATTGAGCAGTAGCATCCGGCACAACTCCGCCGTATGGTTGATATGCTCCTCTAGTATTACCCACTAAATTATCAGAAGCACCGCTCACCTGTGAGTCTCCTGGTACAGGGGTACCTCCTAATCCTCCTTCGGCTGCAGTAAAATTATCTGTAGGGTTAGGATTTCCTCTATTTTCTGTATTAACTAAATTCAATGCGCCCGGACGAACTCCTACTTGGCTAGAGCCGGCACCATTACTTCCGCCACCTCCGCCACCGCCACCGCTTGGCACAGGAACCGGCGACGAGTCTCTTGATACATTATCAAGTGGATCTTTCTTCTGGAATAAGGACGGTGTTGTAGCAGCATCACCCTGACCAGGAACTCTAAGAATTTTTAAAGTCTGTTTGAATAATCCATCTTTAAAACTTGACTTTGCTTCAATGACGCGATATACTCCGCTGAAGGGGATTAATTCTGGATCAAATCTAAATAGCCCACCTTGCTCTAAATTGTCTATATCAATAGGATTACGAAACTTGATCATTATCATGATCTCTCCGTAGTTTTGATTAGCAGATCCTTCGTCAGATACCGGGCCGGATCCGGCATTATAATTACCTATTCCGCCTGTTACGATAAAAAATGGATCTCCTAATATCTCTAAATCACCGTCAAGCATACTGGCTTTAGAATCAACGATAGCACGATGCATACCTTTGGCCAATGAGGCATACGGATCCGATTGTCGTTGTCCACCCGAGTCCTTATCCACAGATGTTAATTGACTATCTTTGTGTTTAGGGGCTTCTAATGCCAAGTTTGACGATCCTTCTTTGTAACGAGTATCCGGGTCACCTCCTAACTTGGGTTCGGGTTTATTATTATACCCTGCTACATCTCTAGCAGCAGGACCGTAACTTTTTCCCAAGGCAGCAGGAATAGCCTCAAAATATAAAGAATTGAAATTCAATTTAAAATTCAATATATCTACGTTTTTACCTGTGTATATATAATTGTATTCTCTTAATGCCAATTGCTCTAATTGTTTAGCGTTGACCTGTTGATTTCCAAATAAAGGAATACGATTATGCATAATTTTGTGCATGGCTACTACAAAATTAAAATTTTGATAAGGACGTTTGGTATCTGGATTGTTTATGGTTTGATTGGTGACTTCTAATTTAATTAAAAAATAATCAACCCTTCCATATTGGTCAACTACAGCGTTGAAATTATGAGCTAAATCTTCTATCAGTTGTCTGCCAAATTTACTATCTCTTATGATAGCGGCTATACATTCAGTTATATTTTTTCCTTCAGCAAATTGTGCTGTGACATCTTTTATGTAGGTAGGTTTGTATGAGTTTGGATCGCTGGCATTTTGTTCAGGACTAGGCGTTGGCTTCTGTTGGTATGCTGTGGGTTTTTCGACTTTCTTAAGGTCTGGAAATTTATATGTGCTGTTGTCTTTCAAGAATTCAGATACCTTGGCCTGCCCAATTGCCTGGCCGGCCTTGCCGTCAAATGATATACTGTAAACATCATGTCCCGGAGACGGGCCGCCTCTAGCATCATCGTCTGCTTGTACAGTTTGTTTGTTTATATTTTTTGCCAAATCACTCAAGATGTCTTTGACTTTTTCGCCAGATATTTTTACAGCCTTTTTTAACTTGCTAGGCATACCAAACCCTGCTTCATTAAATGGTATGGCTGTTACTTTGTATCTTGTGCCTCGTTGATCTACGCTGATCTCCATGCCTGTTATCTTTACAGGAAAATATCGTGTAGACCTAGGAATTTCTTGTGCCGATCCAAGATCTGTACTATCAGAATATCCTAAGAATTCCATTTTTAATACATAACTGGCATTTTGATATGTTGAATACCCTGCCTTTACTGCCGATACCTGTAATGCCTCAAGGAAACCATTCATGCTGTAGGGCTCTATGACATCAAAAGAAATAGAGGTAGGTTGGCTAACACTGGTCGCCTCACTGAATCCCATGATAGAATTTATCTCAACATCTTCTATATACAAATCATAATAACCGGGACTACTAGGCGGGAGCCAAGATCCTAAAGCATTTGGTCCCTTACCGCCCGATTTTATAATAACCAAATTTAGAGTCCTATTTCTGTAATTTAATGGTTCGTTTACCTCTAATGTTGACAAAGCAGCAAAAGTGAATACGTAATTAAAAGATCTATAATGAGATAGTACATTGGTTTTATCTTGATTGCCCGGCGCGCCCTGGTATGTGCCAGGTTCTAGGCCAGCCGGAGCAGCACCGGCGCTTTTACCAACTACATCAGAAGAACTACTAGTTACGGCCATTTTAAATTCCTAACGAATGTTTTATAGAACTTAACTTGGGAAGATAGATTTTTATACCGGCTTTTAGATCAAATACAGGATCTTTAATAACAGATGGATTCCTTACGGCAAACACCCACCACAATCCAACATCGCTATAAAGATCATGGGATAATAAATCAGGCCTATATTCGTAACTCTTGGTCACTGTGAAGACAACATCATCTGCTTCCGATGCGATTGTTCTATTATTGATGATGTCTAAATACCCATCAACCTGAGGAGTGGTATAATAAGGGCTTAATTTATTATAAGTTGTCATTATAGATATCCTGCCTTTCTTTCTAGGGCTGTACTTAAATATCTGTTTACACCAGTACCTAGCATTTCTGCTCGACTGTACATTGGTTTACATGTAACTGCGATAGTTGATAGTGTAGGAACAAATGCTGTTCCATATTGATTGTTACCTGTTATGAATCCACTTTTATCAAGGGTATAAAAATCTACCGAATCCGGCAGGGTATTTTTAAAACTGGTAATAGCCACCGGAACATTATTTAACATGAAATCGCCATAAGCATCCAATCTACACACAGGTGGCGGTGCTCCGGCATTGGTATCTGGACCAAATCTCATCTTGGTTAGAGCTCTTAACAGATGAACAGTTGCCAGGTACACCATGGCATCTTGATCATTTTCAACTGTGAATTTTCCTTGGATAGTGATGTCCGTGACACTGCTATTTTTATAAAAATTAATAGCATAGTTATTGTGAGTAGGAGTTTGTGTTGTATAATCAGCTTTGTGTTCAAAGTCAATCGATGGAGTATACGGAAATATTATTCCCCCGTGCTTGGTTAATTCACCTGCCGGGGATCCACTGGTTAAATCTACCAGATAATCTTTAGGGACTCTTATCTTGACTCTAAGGTCTGGACTGCGTGGATCAAATTTAGGATCCATGGAGGTAACTGATATTTCTGTAGCGGCGGCCGCCTTGGGGGGCTCTGCTCCTGGCTGTACCTGGCCAAGATCTCTATATCCTCGTTTGGCATCTCCGCCTGGGGTGAACGAGGGTACCTTGGGTTTGTTAATATATCCTCGTTTGGCATCACCTCCTGGGGTATATGATGGAACCGTTGATGTTTTAGGTTCACCTAACACAGTAGGATTGGTCATCTTTTCAGTTGCGGCAATCGCAGATTGCGCCGTGTTGACAAACGAGGTTTGGCGTGCTTGCTCAGCATCATATTGTGCCTTGGTTGCCGGTTTGCCATTGACTTTATAAGTATCGACCATTATAGAAAAATCCTTTATTTGTTATTTAACCGATAAATAATGTGCTAAGTTAATATGGTTGACATCTTTCATAAGTGTGTTATACTAAATTAAAAGGAAACCTTAATGACTATCGGATTATTGCCAAGAAAAACAAAATATTTAAATAATCGAGATTTACTAGCAGAAATACACAGAAGCAAATGCTCATATTCCAGTTTTGAAAAACCAGAATATCACCAATACGATATTATCCTAACCAGCCTAGATAAAGTTAACATACGTACTGTTGCCGACGCCAAACGAACCCAGGCCAAACGTCTAGGACTACACGCATTCGCAGCAGCAAGAATGTCCGGAGATAAGAAAATCAAACTGTCAGAATGCACAGCAGATTATAAAACTATCGCAAAAACGGATATAATCATCCGGATAATGACATTTGATCACATACCGTTAGCACCGGGTCGTAAGAAAACCACTAAAACCACAGCAGACAGTCATGATAAGGTAAACTTTCCTCCTTATCAACATTGGAAGTTTGACGATCAAGATGAATTGGTATGTATTGGTAAAAGCCATTGGAAAGGATCTGTATCCTCTGGTAAATTCAGTAAGGATCACGGACGTATTACCGAGAATCTCGGTAAGATGTTTATTAAATTGTCCGAGCGTTATGCCCAGCGTAGCAATTGGAGAGGATATACCTATGTGGACGAAATGAAAGGTCAGGCCATCCTACAACTAAGTCAAATTGGACTACAGTTTGATGAAAGTAAATCAGAGAATCCCTTTGCTTACTATACTGCTGCCGTAACCAATTCATTCACAAGAATTTTAAATTTAGAAAAGAAGAGTCAAAACATACGTGATGATCTGTTAGAAGAAGCGGGTCTTACTCCTAGTCTTACCAGACAAAATAGTCAAGAGTATGCTAGCGAAATTGCTAGACAGGCCGAACTATACAAAAATATGCGTATGCCCAAGAGTGAAGAAATATCCGAAGAAGAAGAAATAGAAGACGGTAATATTGAAGATTGACCTACTATCTAGCATCTGCTACACTCGTTGTAGGAGAATAATTAATGCCATTGTTTAAGAAGGTAGCGTGTTTCACCGATATTCACTTCGGTCTAAAATCTAATAGTATAACGCATTTAAGAGATTGTGAAGAATTCGTAGACTGGTTTATTCAAGAAGCCAAGACCGCAGGGTGTGAAACTGCGATCTTCTTGGGTGACTGGAGTCATAATCGTAACAGTCTAAACTTATTCACACTAGACAGCAGTTTACGCTGCCTTGAAAAACTAGGCGCGGCATTTGAACAGTTTTTTTGGTTTCCGGGCAACCACGATCTGTTCTACAAAGACAAGCGTGACATTCATTCGAGTGCTTTTGGTCGGCACATTCCAGGCGTCACTGTTGTAGACAGTATATGGACCCGGGATGATGTCACACTTGTACCTTGGCTAATAGGCGATGAGTGGAAGTCTATGAAAGACATTAAGAGCAAATATGTATTTGGTCACTTCGAATTACCCAAGTTCTTTATGAACGCTATGGTACAAATGCCCGATCACGGTGAACTTAGAGCAGAGGATTTTAACGGTCCAGACTATATATTCAGTGGACACTTCCATAAACGACAAGAAAACAACAAGGTGATCTACATCGGTAATGCGTTTCCCCACAATTACAGTGATTCGTGGGACGATGCTAGAGGTATGATGACATTAGAATGGGGTGGCGATCCTGAATTTATCGACTGGCCCAACTGTCCCAAGTATCGTACCATTAAATTAAGTGATCTTATTGATCGCAAAGACGATGTAATGAAAAGCAAAATGCATTTCAGAGTCAATCTTGATATTGATATCAGCTTTGAGGAAGCAAACTTTATCAAAGAAACATTTATTGCCGAGCATGACATACGAGAAATCAGTCTAGTACAGGATAAAAACAATCTAGAGGGGTCAGTGGATGAAAACACCGATGCTAGATTTGAAAGTGTTGATCAGATTGTTACGGAACAGCTGGTTAATATTGATTCAGGAAACTTTGATGTCGCTACCTTGTTAGAAATTTATAACAATCTATGACCTTTCTAATTAAAAATTTAACTGTACGAAACTTTATGAGTGTGGGTAACCAGACTCAAGCAGTGGACTTTAAGAAACAGGCACTGACATTGGTGCTAGGATCTAACCTCGACCTGGGTGGAGATGACACTGGATCGCGTAACGGCACGGGTAAAACTACCATTATCAATGCGTTGAGTTACGCTTTGTATGGGCAGGCTCTCACAAACATACGCAAAGAAAACTTGATCAACAAGATCAATGGCAAAGCCATGTTGGTTACTGTAGAATTTGAAAAAAGTGGTGTTAATTACCGTATTGAAAGGGGACGTAAGCCCAATGTACTCAAGCTATTTGTCAATGATAACCAGTTAAAAACTGAAGAATCCGAAGACGATAGCCAAGGAGACAGCAGAGAAACACAGAAGGCCATTGAGCAAATGCTAGAGATGAGCCATACCATGTTCAAGCATCTGGTTGCGTTAAACACCTATACAGAGCCATTTTTGTCAATGAAGGCTGCTGATCAACGAGAAGTTATTGAACAACTTCTGGGTATCACTCAGCTGAGCGAAAAAGCAGAAGTACTCAAGTCGCAGATCAAAGAAACCAAAGATTCTATACAGGTAGAAGAATTCAGGATCGGCGGCGTTAAGATTGCCAACGAAAATGTACAGAAAAGTATTGATAGTCTTGAGATAAAGAGTAGTGCGTGGGAAACAAAGAAGACCACAGATATAGAAAATATTGGTCGTGCCATGATGCGGCTTGAAACTGTTGATATTGAAGCAGAATTACGAGCACATCAGCAACTTAAGATATGGCTTGAGCACAATACCCGAGTTCAAAACTTACAAAAGCAACGAGCAACTTTAGATTCCGCACTAGGACATGCTGAAAGAAGTGTTAAGAAGTATGAGAAGGAACTGGCAAGTCTTGCAAATAAAACATGTCATGCTTGCGAACAGGAACTTCACGATCATAAGCATGAAGAAATGTCTGCGCTGGCTCAGGCACAGCTAGACGAAGCTTTGAAATATTTTGATAAAATATCTCAAGACTTACAAAAGATCTTGGATGAGATTGGCAACGGGGATACACCACACAAACCGTTGACGTTTTATGACACCGAAGCAGAGGCATTAGGACACAAGAACAACTTGGATGGACTTGAACGCAATCTAACCTCTAGGATTGACGAATTAAATCCTTACCAAGAACAGGTACAGGAACTGAAAAAGACAGCCATACAAGAAGTTAATTGGGATACTATTAATTCTTTGACCAAACTCAAAGATCATCAAGAGTTCTTGCACAAACTATTAACCAACAAAGATAGTTTCATCCGTAAAAAGATAATTGATCAGAATTTAAATTATCTCAACAAGCGGCTGACCTACTATATTGACAAACTTGGATTACCTCACCAGGTTGTATTCCAAAACGACCTTACTGTTGAGATCACACAGCTGGGACAAGACCTAGATTTTGATAATCTAAGTCGAGGTGAACGCAACAGATTGATACTGAGTATGAGTTTTGCTTTCCGAGATGTTTGGGAAGGATTGTATCAGCATATCAATTTATTGTTTATTGACGAACTGGTCGATGCCGGAATGGATGCTGCGGGTGTGGAAAGTGCCCTGGCGGTTCTAAAGAAGATGGCCAGAGAACGCAATAAGAATATATACTTGATATCACACAAGGACGAGCTAGTGGGCAGGGTAAACAATGTGCTTCGAGTAATCAAAGAAAATGGTTTTACCTCCTACAGCAACGATGTAGACTATGTCGACTGAAAAATACGATAGATATAAAGAATTATATTCAAAATATATAGATCATGCTGTGATAGTGCATAACTATCATTACGCATTCCTTAGGACTCTAGGTAAAGAATCCGGAGTGAACGTTAGGCGGTCTCTTACCAGTATGCTGGTACTGGAAAAAGAGTTACGTAGATTAAGTCTTGAAGTTTTTAAAGAGCATCAAGCTAATCTGAAAGAAGGAAAACGCCGTAAGAGAGAAGAACTCATTAAAATTAAAAAAGCAGGCCCGGGTCGAGGTAGACCCAGGACTAAAGAAGTTAAAATCAAACGAAGCCGTATAGGCAGACCAAGAAAGGACGAGGTACTTAAAAATGACAACATCAACACAACAAATTAAAGATCAAATGGATGACTTCTTAAAAGAGGATGCGAAATTTGAAGCAGGCAATGCTGCTGCTGGAACTCGCGCTCGCAAGGCATTAGGTGAGTTAGCCAAGGCTGTCAAGGCCCGACGTAATGAAATCACTGCTGAGAAGAATGCTCGCAAGGAAGCCAAGACAGCAAAGTAATCAATGACTTGGTACCATAAAGGTTCTATAGTTACAGAACTGCCTGAAGATTGTGTGGGGTTTGTTTATCTCATCTCATGCAACATTTCTGGCAGACTCTACGTTGGTAAAAAATTAGCAAAATTTAGTCGAACCGCCTACAAGACTGTAAAGTTGAAGAACGGCACAAAAAAGAAAAAGAAAATTAGAAGCAAAATAGATAGTGACTGGCAGGAATATTACGGGTCCAGTGCGGAACTTACCGCAGACATAGAAAAATTAGGCAAAGAAAATTTCACAAGAGAGATATTACACTACTGTCGTAGTAAAGCAGAAACATCATACATTGAGGCCCGTGAACAATTCGACCGCAAAGTATTGGAATCAAACGAATATTATAACGGACAGATCTCAGTCCGTGTCCATGGCTCCCACATAATTAAAAAACCCTAGGCTCAGTTAATCGGTAAAAGCTCGCGCAGGCTAATTTCATGCGCCCGGAAACCTGGATTTTGGATCACAGGGAGGGAAATCTCTTGCCGATAAGAGTGCTCAACTACTACCCGAAAGGATGAAGATCGCTACCAAGACCTGCGATTTAGTTGTTTGAAGATGAATGTATAGGCAAAAAGAAGGGAGAAAAACCCTGGGTTTACAATATGATAGCGTATATTTGTAAACTGCCGTTGTATGAAGACGGAGCTCGTGGTACCGGACAACCGCCACTGTAATGCTCCAACGCTGTGTGACTGTTCGAACTCGGATAATGTCTTTTTTCGCCCTTGAGCGGGCGAAGTGTGACCAAGGAATCTGGATAATATTAATTCGTCTCATAGACGAAGTAAAATGCTCTGAGTGCGAACGAAAGAGCAAATGAGCGTTAGCTCATTATATAATATAAATAAAAGATGATAAGGAAATTACTCTCATGCGTATAAATGAATTACTCAGTGAAGAACAACTTGACGAAATAAGTCTCGGAAAAAGAATTGCTGCAAAAGCAGCACGATTTGCTCAAGGAGCCGGCGATGTTATTGGCGGTACACTTGGAGGAATTGCCGGGGCATGGAACAGAGGAGAGAAGGCTTATCAAAGAGGAAAATCTGTAGTTGATCCTTCAGGCAATCCAGGATCAGCAGGCGGAACAACCACTACTACTGCTACCGGTACTACAACAACAGGTGGAACAAACGCAGCAGTGCCGGCCGCTGCCGCAGCACCTGCAGGAACAACAGATCCAACTGCTGCCGCAGCACCGGCTGCTGGAACAAATCCTGCTCCTGAAGCGCCGGCAGGAACAAATACAGGTGGTACCAGTTATGATACACAGGCAGGAAAACCTCAAAGTGCTCCAGGTAATAGACAAAAAGGTGATATAGTTAGATCTGGGCAAAATACATTCCAATACACAGGCGAACCTGGAAAAGAATGGTTTGTTGCCAGCGGTCCACTACAAGAACCAAATCCTCAAGCAGATAGATATAACAACATTCAAGCTGTTGGTGGTAAGAAATTTATCAGCGCAGACAATGCCAAACGCAATCTACAAGTTTCAGAGCGTAAGAAGCTGAAAAAGAAAATTGTTGCCGAATTCCACAGCAACTTCCTAGGCATGATAATTTAAAAGAACGGAACTCCGCTGTCTTTGGTTATCTCAAGATTCTTTTCAATAATCTTTGATATTATTTCTCTTTCTTCGTAGCTGAGCATTAGACTTTCAGTGTAGCTGATGCTACCGCGCATGTACCAACAGATTCTAAATAATTCGTCTTTTAAGGCTTTTGATTCTAGTTCGTAGTCTTTAACAGCCTGTTCAATTCCTGCTATATCAAGAATCAAAAGCCTTAGACGAAAAAAGTTGATGGATCAAAAGTAATAGGAACTTCTACAGTTTCACCTTTTACACCTTTTTCCTTCATTTCGTCTGTTACTGCTACTATCATGGGTTTGACAGCATTGGCATCTCTTAACATTTCTAGATGTTTCTGAATACTGTTAAAAATATCTTTGTCAATGTTTTCCACAAACTCTTTGATAAACTTAGGATCATCTGTGCTACCGTGGATGCTGTCAACCCTGCTGATACTGTCGCTGATGGTGCTTAATGTAGCATCACTTAAAGTTTTAAAACTTTCTTGGAACATTTTAACTTTATCATCATCGGTGATTTCTTTGTTGTTGACCATCTGCATAAGTTTCTGTGTTTCAAAAGTCTTGATGGCTGCTGAACTGATCTGACGATAGGTAAGTGGTCGAACAAATACCGTTAATTCTTCATTTACTGGTACTGTGTCAGTCCAGGTAATCTGATTCATTAAACTATCCATGACCATACGTAGATCAACTTGATATTCTAATTCTAGATCTTCACCAAATTTAATTGGAGTTGTCATTAATTCTCCGTAGGTGGCCAAGCGAATGGCGATTAAAATCATGTCAAGGTCAATGTTTGGAGTATTCCACGCATTTTTGATGTTGGGTACGCAGTGCTGTATAACGTCTACTACTGCTTGTCCATTCATGAGTGCGTCGGGTACTTTTAACATCAATTCATCTTTGGCTGTCATTGAATATACTGGATACTCTCCAGATTCTGAAATTTCCAAACTATCTTGCGGCCAAAATGATCCATTACTAGGTAATCTAATATAGATTTTTGGTTGGCGCATGTACATGGACAGCGGATTTGCAGTTGAACTCATAGTATTTGTCTCCGAATAAATAACTTATAAAGATAACAGGGCATCTTATTCAATGTATTTATATACGTATAGAATCACGGAAAAACAATGGCAGACGTAACAGGTCAAATAATAGGCGATCCACAGAGTAACACCAAAGATGTTCGGCTGAACAACGCAGCCACGGAGGCCACATTAAAAGCACTACTGAATACTGCTAATATAGATTCAGCAGTATTAAGAGAAATTGCTGCTAACGCAGGTGTTGACCGAGATATTTTAGCCGGTTTGGAGGCTGCTGCTGTTGCAAGTTCTGCCGGCCTCCAACAGGTTACAGTATCTACGCAGCAATTAACTGTTTCTCAAAATAATCTAAAAGAGCATAATCGACTTGTAGATACATCATTTGCTGGATTAATTGACAGTACCCGACTATTAGCATCGGGTAATGCAACTGTAAGTGGTGTATTGGACGCATTTAAACTCTTGCCAGGGCCGTTGGGACTTGTGGCACAAGGATTTTCCGCACTAGCAGCATTCCAAGAAACCAATATGAAGACATATCAAACTATGTCAAGTGCTGGTGCTAACTTTGGTGGCAGTCTAACAGACATGCGATTAGCGGCACAGGGCACTTTTGTGGATTTACAAACATTTGGAAATCTAGTTAAAAACAACAGTCAAGTTTTAGGCAGAATGGGCGGTACTGTTGATGATGGTGCTAGAGCATTTGCTGCTATGAGCAATAGTTTATTAACTAGTCAAGCAGGTGAAAATCTGTTAGCACTGGGATATACTACCGAAGATGTTAATCAGGGTATGTTAAGTTATATAGCAACAACGGGTGGCCGCTCAAAAGAAGAAATGAAAAATACTCAGTCTATTACTGCAGCCACGTCTGAGTATCTAACAGAGTTGGATAAGTTAACACAATTTAGTGGTATTAGTAGAAAACAACAAGAAGAAGAACAAAAGAAAGCTGCTCTTAATGGTGCTTATCAACGAGCATTAGCTAACATGACAGAAGATCAAAAAGCTAGAGCGGAAATTGCTAGAACAGCAGCTGCAAATTCTGGAGTAGTAGGAGCTGCAGACGCATTAATGGCCAACGTGGCTGGTTTTCCTCCTATTACTAAAGAAGCACAACAATTTGCTGGCATGCTACCCTACGCCTATAATGGTATAGAAACGTTAGGAAATTCTGTTCGTGATGTACATGGCACAATGGCAGATACTGAAAAAGGTATTGGTGTATTCAATGAAGGAGTATATAGATCTGCAAAAGGTGCTGAAACTGCATTTAGTGCTGTGGCCATGGGTGGCAATCAGGTTGCTAATAGTGCTCTTTTAGCCGGTATTCAATTAGAAAAAAGTGGTAATAATACAGCAGAAGGAACTGCTAAGAATCTTGCCAAGGCAACAGATAATCAAAAAACTCAACAAGCAAGTCAAGCAGCCACAATGGCCAAAGCAGAAATTCAACTTAAAGAATTTGGCCTGGCTATCATGAAATTGATATCTCCAATCATAAGTGTTCTAACTCCTGTGTTGACATACCTAGGTCCGTTGTTTATAGGATTAAGTGTCGCAGTAATGGGATATAAAGCATGGTTACTAGCTCTTGAAACTTTTGAAAGAGCCAAAGTAGCAAGAGACCTGGCTAGAGAATCAGGCGGCGGTGCTCTTACCGCTGCTAGAAACTTTGTTAATTTAGGAGGAAGTCCTGCTGCCTCGGTAGTACCGGGTGCTGCTGCTGCACCACCCGGCGGCGGTATATTGGGCGGAGTGCTGGGCAGCTTGGCCGAAGGTTTGAAAAAAATGGGTAATCCTCAAGTGTTACTGGGTATTGTTGCTGTTGGATTGCTAGGCGGTGCCATGATGGTAGCAGGTAAAGCATTTAAAGAGTTTACCGGTGTTAACTGGGGAGATGTACTGATAGGGTCTGTGGTATTGACAGCACTGTCAATTGGCGCAGCAGCATTGGTTGAGATCGCTCCTTTCATAGGCATAACTGCTGTAGCCATAGGATTGCTTGGTGGTGCTATATGGTTACTGGCCAAGGGACTCAAAGAGTTTCCAACTTTTGCCATACCCGGTATGTCGGAAGCATTTGAAGGATTTGGAAAAATAGTCGGAACCGTATTTGGGTTTGTAGGCGATGTAGTATCAGGCTTGATAGATACTGTTAAAAAAGTATTTGGAACTGTATGGGATATCATATCATGGCCTTTTAAAATGATAGGTAATTTAATATCGGGTACTGTTGATGTTGTGACCAGTATACTAGGAGGACTAGTAAACATTGTCACAGGTATATTTGGTACCATGTGGAATATCGTATCATGGCCTTTCAAGCAGTTAGGTAATTTAATATCAGGCACTGTTGATGTTGTGACCAGTATACTAGGAGGAATGGTAGATATCATCACAGGTATATTTGGTCTAGTGTGGAATATCGTATCATGGCCTTTTAAACAACTGGGTAATCTAGTATCGGGTACAGTAAGTGTTATTGCTACTATTCTAGGAGGAATGGTAGATATAGTAACAGGATTATTTGGTATCTTATGGAACGTGGTGTCGTGGCCTTTCAAGCAGTTAGGTAATTTAATATCGGGTACAGTAAGTGTTATTGCTACTATTCTAGGAGGAATGGTAGATATCATCACAGGTATATTTGGTCTAGTGTGGAATATCGTATCATGGCCTTTTAAACAACTGGGTAATCTAGTATCGGGTACTATTAATATCGTAACAGGAATTTTAGGCGGAATCGTAGATGGTATTTCTGCTATATTTGGCACGGTATGGAATATAATATCATGGCCGTTTAAACAATTAGGTAATCTAATATCAGGTACTGGTGATTCTACAACTGGACTATTTGGCGGAATGCTAAACACGGTTACAAGTATATTTGGTGCTGTATGGAATATCATATCCTGGCCTTTCAAGCAGTTAGGTAATCTAGTATCGGGCACAGTCAATGTCGTGGCCAGTATACTAGGAGGGCTAGTAAACATTGTTACAGGCATATTTGGTACCATGTGGAATATTATATCCTGGCCTTTCAAACAGATAGGCAATCTAGTATCATCGGCTGTAGATAGTATCACAGGTGTATTTGGCAGCATGGTAGATGGTATTACTGGCTTATTTGGCAAGATAGGAGATGCGATATCAGCACCATTTACTTCAATTGGTAATCTAGTATCGGGTGTAGCAGATGCTGTTGCCGGTATATTTGGTGGCATGGTAGATGGTATATCCGGCGCATTTGGTTCAGTATGGACGGTGATATCAGCACCATTTACCATGATCGGGGATTTAGTATCATCGGTTGTGGATGGTATCACTAGTGTATTTGGTGGCATGGTAGACATTATATCTGGAGCATTTGGTACAGTATGGGGTGCGATATCATCTCCGTTTACTATGGTTGGTGATTTAGTATCATCGGTTGTAGATGGTATCACTGGAGTATTTGGTGGAATGGTGGACAGTATCTCAGGAATATTTGGTACAGTATGGGATATTATATCATCACCATTTACCATGATTGGTGATTTAGTATCATCGGTTGTAGATGGTATTACTGGAGTATTTGGTGGAATGGTTGACATTATCTCAGGTGTATTTGGTATAGTATGGGATGCGATATCAGCGCCATTTACCATGATTGGTGATTTAGTATCATCTGTGTTTGATGGTATTGCCGGAGTATTCAGCGGAATAGTAGACAGTATCTCCGGTGCGTTTGGTATAGTATGGGATATAATGTCAGCACCATTTAGAATGATTGGTGATTTGGTATCATCTGTGTTTGATGGCATATCGGCTGCTATATCATTTGTGGTAGATAAACTTACCAATATACTGGGCATGATTGGCGATGTTATTGGCGGAATAGCAGGATTTGTTGGAAGTTTATTTGGCGGAGGCGATGAAGCCAAAGAAGGATCCGGACCAGGGTCACCGGAATTTACTGAGGCAACTTCTACTCTATTAGAAGCTGCTAATAAACTTGGTTCAGTAAGTGACAAACTAGCAACTGTTAATTTAGGCCCACGACAAGATGCTCTACCCGGATCAACGGCATTTGATAGTATATTTAAAATGGCCCTAACAGCATCTTCAGTCAAGAAAGAAACAGCAGATTTGCCTCCTCTGTCAGAAGGGGCTAAAAAATTATCTGCTGGCCTGTTCGGCGATAAAGGACCTAGCCTGGAAGAAAAAACACATACTGAGCTAGTTTCCTTAAATACTACGATGAAAGATCTATTGAGATATATCAAGGATACAGCAGACAATACCAAGAAAACTCACGAGGCTACTAAAAGTCTTAACGGTAATGCATTCGCTTAATTAGGAAATGCACAAATGAATAATAAACAACACAGTAACGGAGAAATATAATATGGCCGGATGGAAAAAATATTTCACTCCTGTTAATACATCGGGTAAATTAAGTCCGGTGAGCGGAAGCATGATGTCCGGGTTGGGCAACAATCCTAGTAGAACAAACTACAGCAGTTATCTACCAGATGTCTATGCCGGTCACCCAAATCGGTTAGAGCGCTATGGACAATACGATACCATGGATAGCGACAGCGAAGTCAATGCTGCGTTTGATATATTGGCAGAATTCTGTACTCAACTAAACGATGAAAACGGAACTCCTTTTACAATCAAATTCAAAGAACAAGCCAATGGTACTGAAATAAAGATCATCAAAAAATATCTACAGCAGTGGTGTAAGGCAAATAAATTTCCAGTACGGATTTTTAAAATTGTCCGAAATGCTTTCAAATACGGCGACAGTTTCTTTGTGCGTGATCCAGAAACACAAAAATGGTTATATGTAGACCCTGCCAAAGTTGACAAGATCATTGTGAATGAAAGCGAAGGCAAGAAGCCTGAGCAATACATGATCCGTGACTTCAATCCCAATTTTGAAGCACTGGCCACAACTGCCATACAGCCCAGCAACCAGCAGGGCGGCGGTAGTCAATTTGGCGGCAGTTATGGCAGTGGACAAGGCGGTGCCGGCGGCAGTAGAGGAATGGTAGGTAGTTTTCCAACCAGTACCAACAGCAGCAGATTTGGACAGAATCAAAACCAATATGCTATCGATGCACGTCATGTGATTCACATCAGCATGAGCGAAGGATTAGATAATAACTTTCCGTTTGGCAACAGTTTGATGGAAGGTATCTTCAAGGTATTCAAACAAAAAGAATTACTAGAAGATGCTATCTTGATCTACCGTATACAACGTGCTCCGGAACGTCGTGTGTTCTATATAGATGTAGGTAACATGCCTAGTCACTTGGCCATGAGTTTTGTTGAGCGTGTAAAAAACGAAGTTAATCAGCGACGTATTCCTAGTACAACAGGTGGTGGTCAAAGTGTAGTAGATGCTGGATATAATCCTTTGAGTATCAATGAAGATTACTTCTTTCCTCAGACAGCAGAAGGGCGAGGAAGTAAAGTAGAAATACTACAAGGCGGGCAAAATTTAGGAGAAATTGATGATCTTAAGTATTTTACCAATAAGTTGTTTCGTGCTCTACGTATACCTAGTTCTTATCTACCTACCGGCTCTGACGACGGAGGAAGTAACTTCAATGATGGACGTGTTGGAACAGCATACATACAAGAGTTAAGATTTAACAAGTATTGTGAACGCCTACAAAGTTTAATCAATGAGCCGTTTGATACAGAGTTCAAGATGTATCTACACAGCAACGGTATCAATGTTGATAGCAACATATTTGATTTAAAATTCAATCCTCCGCAGAACTTTGCCAGTTATCGTCAAAGCGAAATGGATACTGCCCGGGTCAATACTTTTAATACCATGATGGCAATACCGTGGGTTAGTAAACGATTTGCCATGGAACGCTTCTTAGGGCTAACTAGGGAAGAAATAGCACAGAACGAAAGTCAGTGGAAAGAAGAAAACATCGATGATGAAGATACAGTTAATGCCAGTGGGGAATTACGCAGCGCAGGTATTACTGCTAATAACATGTCAGGAGACATCAGTTCATTGAGCAGTCCTCCGCCGCCACCGGAAGGTGAAGCAGGTGCTGCTCCGGGTGCTGCTGCTCCAGAAGGTGCTGCTCCTGGTGCTCCGGCGCCAACAGCATAAATATAATATTATGTTGTTAAAAGAATTCATTTATTTTGATCGTGATCACGCAGATCTTCAGGATGACAATAGGTATCTCAGTAAAAATGATACTGGCATATTAAAGAAAACTGACCTGCGTAAAACTCGATTAACACTAGGAATGATCAACAATATACGTCGTGCTGCCGAATCGCACGATAAAGAAAAACAGAAAGAGTTAGTGTTAATTAAGAAAATGTATGCTGCTCCGCCACCGGACGCAGCAGTTGCATAAACTGATAGTTTAACTTTTTTTTGACAGAAACTAAATATTTTTGTCAGAAACAGATTAAAAATTATCATCATTTTGGTCAAAACGGCTCGTTTTAGGCCTATTTCATATCGGTATTACACGAAGGTTGTAAATACAACACAGCCTTGCCGCAACTAATTTTAGGAGAAATACGCAATGTCTACCAAATTTGAACAATTGTTAGATCTACTAGTTAACGAAGAAATGGATAAAGCCAATGAACTTTTCCACGAAATCGTTGTAGAACAATCTAGAAGCATTTACGAAAACCTCATCGATGAGGAAGAAGAAGAAGAAATGGACGAAGCTTCGGAAGAAGATGATGAATCCATGGACGAAGCCGAAGAAGAAGATGATGAGTCTGTTGAAGAAAACATGGA